GTGTCACCCAACAAATTAATATTAATCTCCTTACTAATGCTGTTAATCTTTTCAGCTGCCTCTGCTATTATAGCCATTTATAGTCCTTTTTGGATATTGAACGAAAGTCAAATACTCTATCTTTACTCAACATCATCCCAAGTTTTAGCTGGTGTATATGGGCTGACTTTGACAGGATTTATATTCTTTCGAAATGAACTTAGCAGGGAAGAGTCTGATGACGAATCATTAACAGATGCGGTGGAAAGCTTAAAAAATAGATACTTCAAACTTCTTATTTATGTAACTTCAATATCAATTTTTACGCTTTTTATTGGTAACCTAGTAATATCGATGGAGGATGAAGAAAAATCAGCATTTAAAACAATCATAATGAATGTTGCACAATCTTCATTTGTAATTAGCTTACTAACAATATCTTATTTTATATTTGATATCATTGCCCCAAAAAGAATTGAAAACGCCAGCAAGAGACTTCAGCAAAAATTTGATCCGATTGATGAAAATAGAAAAAAAGGGAGCCTTGAGACCTTCCTGAAAAACTTCAATAAAATCGAATCTATTTTACAAGAATACGGACAAAATCTTCAACCTGTAGCATATACTATCCAATCAAATAACTTCCAATCGAATTATCAGCGTAGAATTCCCAACTCAAAATTAGCTAAAATAATTTTGCAAGATGAGAAAATAGACGTAGACCTTTATAATGAATTAAGAAAATTAATAACTTTAAGAAATTCGGTAGTTCATGGATCCGATCCTGTTGTTAGCGAAAAATTGGTAACTACATCAGAAAATATCTTGAAGTCTTTATCTGAATCATTAAATGTTAAATTAGAACAAGAATAATAATTTCGGTTTGATAATAAAATTATGGTCTTTAAAATCGAAGCCCGCAAAACACGGGCAACGTAACCACAGCAGCAATCACAACCACAATGGTTGCTGCTGATTTCTTCCCGGATGCGGCGGCACCGGTTTAACGCTACCCGGCTTCATAATGATTTCAGACACAGTCTCATGGGATTTAAAAGTACAGCTGCAATTGATGTTCTGGCACTGGTTATAACGTTCTTTAGTTGTTGCTGATACCTGAAAGCTGCTGCGGGTATGTGCGGCGTTCCCGCACAAAGGGCAATTCATCATTATGTCGTCTCAAAAACCCAATTGAGATAAATATTACTCAATTTAACCATTTTGGGATAGCACTATTCCATTTCAAGCGAATCTATTTTCACTTCAAGTTCAATGCTGGTCGTGTAGCCGTTTTCCGAGCTCAGGCTGTGCGTCAGCGTGGTGATAATCCATTCCCCGGCATCAATCGGCTGTTTAAACCCGCTCACCTTTACCGGCATTTCCGTATAGAGATCTGCGCGACCACGCGCCAGCTGAATAGAGAAGGTCGCCACCCCGCGCTGCAGCCGCTCCCACTGCATTTTGGCCGCCCGTTCGGCGTTGCCCCGATTCGCGTAAGTGCGGCTAAGTACCAGCACGTTCTCATCCGTGCCGATCAGGTAATCGCCCTGTTTTGCCTCCGGCTCCTTTTTCTTCTTCGCCGTGGTTTTACGTCGCCTGCGCTTCACCTTCGCCACCGGCTTCTTTGTCGGTTCGCGGGTGTGCAGCCAGCTGGCAATAACGCCGGTGTAGGCGTCCCGGTCCGCCAGGGTGAAGCGGTGGCCGTCTCCGTCCCTGCGCTGAAGGGTGATAACCGGCAGCGCTCTGCCGCTTGCCGTCTTTCCCTGGCCCTGCCGGATAAATAGCAGATTACCGTCCTTGATGCAGGCAACCGCTCCGCACTGTTTAGCCAGGCGCATCATAAAGCTGGCGTCTGATTCGTTGGTCTGATCGAGGTGGTCAATATCCATCTTTGCCATATCCTCACCCATCGCCATTTTCAGCTTATGCCGGGCGGCCACCTCACGGACAATTTCGCCCACGCTGGTTTTGTGCCAGGACTTTTCACGCTTCGTGTTCAGCGTCTGCCTGAAGTCCGCGCTGCGCGCCCGCAGCGTCAGGCGGTCCGGCGTGCCGCTGTGTTCGATTTCGTCAACGGTATAGTTGCCTTTCGGGAAAAGCGGCGCATCCTGCCAGCCCAGCGACAGGGAAAGCACCACACCACGGCGCGGCAGCTGCAGCTGGCCGTCCGCGTCGTCCAGCTCGATGTCCAGCTGGTCCGCTTCAAAGCCCCGGTTGTCGGTAAGCGTCAGGCTCAGCAGGCGCTTTTCCAGCTTCTGCGTGATGTCTGCGCCGTCCATCGTCAGCCGGAACGCCGGTGAGTTCTGCTGGCCGTTAATCCACGGGGTTGTCATCATGAGAATAACCCTCCCGCTGCGGCGCTGACCTTACCGGCTGCGGTACCTGCTGCGCCCTGCATGGCAGACAGCTGATCGCTGAGGCTGCCGAACATTTCCCCCAGTGATTCATCGGTGCGCTTCAGCGTCAGCGTGAATTCAATGCGGCGGCACACGCCGCTGCTGAAGAACTCCGCTTTGGTCTGACCCAGGCTTTCAATCACGAACATGCCATAAATCGTCCCGCTGCCCTCAATAAGCGGCCACGCGCGGCCCAGCTCTGCAATCTGCTCCAGCGCAAACAGCGACAGCCTGCCGCCGGTAATCTCCGGCAGTAGCACGCCGGAAAGTGTCAGCGTGTCGTTGTCCGGGCCTAAGAACTGCAGCGACGGCCTCACGCCTACGCGGCTGTTTGACGGGAAACGCCAGCTGCGCTGATACTGCAGTTCCTGATAGGGCACCGTCCTCAGCATGAAAACAAATAAGCCCAGCGTCATCATCATTCCTCAAATCCTCCCCTGTCCCGGTAACTGCTGCGGGCACGGGCCTGCGCCTGCCGCTCTTTTGCCTCTATCCTACGCATCACCTCATCAACCAGATCCTGCTGGCTCTGTCCGGGCTGCTGCACAATGGTGAAGGAGGCATGAATCTGCGGCGCAGCCCCCTGTGTAGCACTGCCACTCATGCGCGGTGCTTCCTGCCGGTACGCCTGAACCGGCAGGCTGAGCGGGTGCAGCGGCTTCGCCTCCGCTGTTGTTCCGGCACCGCCCAGCGTCAGCGCCGCCAGTGCTGCCAGCCGTGCAGTGCTCCGGCGGCTGGTCACGTTTGCCGGACCGATGACCAGCTCCGGGCCGTTCTCACCGGCCACGCCGAACTGCCCGGACGGGATGAAGCCGCCGCTGTCATACATGCCCGCAAATCCGGGGAACCCGCCCGGAGGCAGTGATACACCGCCATCCGTTTTGACTGTTGCCGGTCGCGGCAGCTGCGGCCCGCCGGACTTATCGCCGCCCGGCTTCAGGAAGTCCGGCAGGTAGTCGGTCAGTGACGACAGCTTGTTTTTAATTGCGTCCCACTTCTGGCTGATACCCGCCATCAGGCCGTCAATCATCTGTGAACCGGCCTCCTGAAAACGCGCAGGCAGCGCCTTCGCGTCGGCGACAATTTCACCCCACTTGGTGCTGATGTAGGTGCGGATCGCGGTCCAGATGCTGCTGACCTTTGTACTGATAGCGTCCCAGATGGCGGCAAGTTTCGGCCCCAGCGTGTCCCAGTTCTGCCAGATAAGCAGCGCCCCGGCGGCAATCAGCCCGATAACGGCCAGGATCGGGTTTGCAAACATCAGCCGCCCCAGCCACAACACACCGTTCCCCACGATACCGATGGCGCTTTTAATCAGCCCGAAGGCGCTGAATGCTTTTATTCCCAGCACGTTAAAGCTGAGTCGAAGCAGCGCCATCGGTCCCAGCACAGCAGCAAGGCCGATCATGAGCGTACCCAGCGCCAGCACAATCACCGATATAACTGCCGCAGCTTTTACCAGCGTGCCCGCCAGCTCCTTGTTATTTTCCACCCAGCGGCGAGTCACGCCGGTGACTTTCTTCACCATATTCATGATCTCCATGAGCGGCGTGCGCAGGGAATCGCCCAGGCCGCTCATGGTGTTAGATACGCCGGTTTTGGTCAGCATCCACTGTGCAGAAAGCGAGTCCTTGTTGATGTCTGACTCTTTCTGCATGGAGCCTTTCGCCCCGTCGCTCTGCGTCAGCTGAAGCTGTCGCCTCAGCTCCGGCATGTTATTAGCGAGTTTGGCCGCGTCCTTGCCGTACTCCTTGCCGAACACCATAGTCATGGCCGTCAGTCGCTTGTCTTTGGGCAGGTTGTTGACCTTTTCCAGCACGCGCTGGATGGTTCCCATTGCGTCCGTGGTCATCTGCTTTTCAATCTTTTTCGGATCGAGTTTTAGCAGGTCCATGCCGTCCATGAAGCGGTCACTCTGCATGGTGGCTACGGACAGCTCGCGCACCATGGCATTCGCTGCACTGGCGGCGGTTTCCGACGTTGCGCCCAGGCTCAGAAAGGTTGAGCCGAGCACGGCCGCTTTGTGGTAGTCCAGCCTGTCAGCCACGCCACCCATGCGCTGCAGCACGTCGATGATGTCTGAACCTTTGGACATGGCGTTATCGTCCAGATAGTTCAGCGCATCGCCCAGCTGCTCAATGTTGCGTGTGGGGATGTTGTACAACTGCGCAATCTTGCCCAGCCCTTCAGCCAGCTCACCGGCAGGTAGCTCAAACGCGGTTGACGCCTTTGCCGCCGTGGTGGCAAAGGCCATCAGGTCGCGTTTCTGGTCCTCATAAGAATCATTCTGGTTCGTCACGCCCATGCGCGCGCCGCCCTCAACCAGCGCGGCGTAGTCAATCGCGCCGTTTTCCATCGGCAACTGCTCACTGGCGGCCTTGATGGCGGCCTGCATGTCATAGAACTGCTTCGTTCGGTTGCCGCTGTCGTCACGCAGCCCGTTAACCTGCTTTGCCACACCCTTCATGGCGTCTTCCATTGCCGCTGAAGACTTTACGGCGGCCAGCACCGGCGCGCCCATTGCCAGCCCGGCGGCAGACGTTGCGGCACCGGCACCAGCCACGCGATCGCGCACTTCAAGCGATCGGGAATATCGCTCACGCACCGCGCTCAGCTTTGCCTGTCGCTCTCCCAGCTTTTTAAGGGACAGCTGCTGCCGGTCAATGGCGGCGCGCGCCTCGTCCGACTGACTTTTAAGCTCGCGCTGTGCCTGGCTCAGTTTCTTCGTGTCGATACCGGCAGCGCCCAGCGCCTCACGCTGCCGCTGCACTGACAGGCGCAGCCCGTTGTAAGTCTGCTGCAGCTGGCTGGCGCGGTTTTTTGCCTGCTCCAGCACGCGGGCCTGCGCGGCGGTAGGCTTGTTTGTTTCCGTAAACTGCACGGCCAGCCGCGCCGCTTCTTCGCGGGCGGCTTTAAGGTTATTGGCAGTGATGGCAAGCTGCGAGCGGGTTTTACGGAAGCCGTCAATGCGCCCGGCCTGCGCGTCCAGTGCCTTGAGGGTATTGCGGGTGTCGCGCAGCGTGCCAGCCAGCTCACGTGTGCTGTCGCGGGCGCTGCGGAAGGGGCGTGTCAGCTTATCGACCGCGCCCAGAGCGACCTGTAAACGCAGATTTTTATCACTCATCGCTGGCCCTGTGTCGCAGGATTGCTTTGTGCCGCCATTCCAGCACCTCGGTCAGCGTCATGGACTCGGTAACGGAGGGCGGCCAGTGAAAGACGGTGGCGATATCCGCCACCAGATCGTCTACCGTCAGGCTGTCGCTAAATCCGACAGGACCGACTTCTTCAGCAAAAAAGTGACCACCTCTACCGACAAACTGACCAGATCGGCGGGGTCCATTTCGTTAATTTCCGCTGTGGTCAGCGCCGGGGTGGTGATACGCGGCAGCACGGTGATCAGTGCGTTCACGTCCATGTCCAGCAGCGCCTGCAGGCGGGTGCCGCGCAGCGCGCCGGACTGCGGCTTGCGCACGGTGACGGAGGTGATTTCTGTTTTACCGCGCAGGATAGGGGTGTCCAGCTCAACGACTTTTTCATTTGAAGCGGTTTTATCAGGCATGATTTGATTCCGTTAAAAAGAGAGATAAGCGGCAGGCTCAGCGCCTGCCGGGGTGATTACAGGCCCAGCGCGTCGCGGTGCGCTTCCATCAGGTCTTTGCCGTCAACGATTTCGATCATGTTCACCAGATCGCATTCGTAGAGCACTTCACCGTTGATGGTCAGCTTTGCGTAACTGTTGGTGCCGGACACTTTGGTGGTGCTGGATTCGCCGGTCTTCCATTCACCGGAATCCAGCTCTTTATAGCGTCCGCGCGTGACCAGCTCGACCGCCTGCACTTCGCCGGTGTCGTCGCGCTGAATAGAGCCGGTAAAGCGCAGCTGAATGCCGTCCACGGTGGTGGTGCCCATCTGCTTAATCAGCAGTGCTTCAGTGCCGCCAATGGTGAATTCCGTGTCCAGCGCGCCGTCGTCCAGGCCCATGTCGATATCCACCGCACCGGCCATGCCGCCGCCGCGATACTTCTCAAACTTGCGGGTGAATTTCGGCAGCGTCACGGACTCAACCAGCCCCTGCCAGTTATTGCCTGCGTTGAACAGGTTCAGATGCTTGAGTTTGCGGGGTAATGCCATCTTTCCGTCTCCTTATGCGCTGACGCGGCTGCTGAAATCGAGCAGGTACTGGTCTGTGATGCGCTGGCGCAGCAGCAGGTTTTCCAGCGGCGGCACCGGCGTGTAGTCGTAATCGATCAGCAGCTTGCCCGCCTTGAGCGTGTCTTTATCGTTCACGCTCTCATCCAGCCAGCAGTCCGCGCCAATCAGATAGCCCTGAGTCACCAGGCTGCGCAGCTTCGCGCGGATGCTCTCGATGATGTCGCGGGCCAGCGACGGGTTCAGCGCACCGTCAACGGACCACATCTGCCCTTCAGCCATCGTGTCCATCAGCACCTGCGCGGTGCGGGTGTAACACTCAAACTGAAAGAGCGGGTCATCACTGAGGCAGCGGGGACCCCAGAAGCGGAAGCCGTCTTTACGGATAAGCGTGGTGACGTCGTTCTGGTTCAGCAGGCCCGCATCAGTGGCCGGATCCTGCAGGTCCCAGAAGACGTCTTTTGAAATGCCGGTGACGCCGTTCACGCCGACGTTTGACAGGGACTTGTGCCAGCCGGTCTGCTCGTCAATTTTGGCGCGCAGGCCCAGCGCGCGGGCGGTGGCGTAAGCCGTAGCGTCCGCCTTCAGCACGGTGTCAAAGTTGATGAAGTCAGGCCAGATCAGCATCCCTTCGCGCTGGCTGAAATTGCTGCGGTAGGCAATCGCCTCTTCAACACTCTTGCAGCCGTAGGCGGACAGGTAGGCGAAGCCGCGCAGACTCTGCGCCACGCCCAGCAGCTCGGTGGCGACGGCTTTGGTGTCGTGGCCCGGCACGCCGAGAATGCGGGGTTTTACGCCGCAGACGGACTGCGCGGCCAGCAGCGCCTTCATGCCGGTGCGCTGGCCGTCGGTCACACCGCCGATGATGTTGGCGGTGGTTTCCGCTTCGGTTTCGCCCTGCGGCACGCGCACGACGACGGTGACGGGTTTGGACTGATCAGCGATGGCGTCCAGTGAGCGCGCCAGCGTGCCGGACTCTCCGGCCTTGCCGCTGGCTGTGAGTACGTCGGTTAACAGCACCGGGCGATTTAGCGGAAAGGTGGCCGCGTCGGCGTCGTCGCCGGTACAGACCAGCCCGACAATCGCGGTGCTGACGGTGGTGATAGTTCGCGTGCCTTCGTTGATTTCCTCAACGCGCACGCCGTGGTGATAATCCTGTGCCATATGGCGGTTCTCCTGTGAAGGGGTTCCGCTATGGTCCTTTTATCTTAAGTTTCAATCATTCGAATATCGTTGTATCGTAAATGGCACAATACTTTTAATGGAAGGAGCCATGATGTATTTCAGCGATATGACGGTTTTTACTTTTCAGGTTACAGCTGCATTGATGATGGGATGGGACTATCTGATGCCAGCCAGATGGAGAGAAAAAATGAATAACAAATTAAAAAACCGATTTTTAACTATTCAGAGTAATGTGGATAGTAAGATGATGGATTTCATTAAAGAAATCACATCAAATTATAAAGCAATAATAGTATCAGTATTCATGATAATCTTAGGATTGGTTATGATTAACAATATCAACGTACTGATGAAAATCGGATATCCTTCTGTAGCTTTTTTTATATCTTTGATTGGTACCATCAGTTTAGCTTTAGGTGGATATTTTCTTTTAAACTTAGTGAGCAGTATAATATTGCACTTTTTTATTGGTGGAGTTATGCCTAGAATTTTACTTACATTTCTGATAATGACCGAAAAAGGCCCATTCGCGGGAATGGGCTTTATCGTTCTGTTGATTTCTTTCTTTATGAGGTATCAGAACATAATTCATCAACCAATTAAGTAGTTATTAAACTTCCGGGCGAGGCGGCCAGCTAATTTTAGACGTGTGGGAGATGTCGATATTTTGTAAGGCCTGAATATATTTCATCCATGAGATGAGCGAAGCCTTATCCTTATCGGTGATCATGTCCAGGCGCAGTTGCGTTTGCCATGCCTGAGTAATACTGTTCGCTTCGGCAATCAGAAGAGCCTGCCGTTCTCTGGCTTCTTTGACAGCTGCTGCTTTCTCTTTAGCTGAATCAGTTATCCACTTTTCACCATCCCATTTATCCCAGGCGGTTGCAGGTTTTAGCGGTGTAGTGTCTACCGGATAATCACCCGGTGCGTTAATCATCACTGCTGTGCCGTCAGTGACTGAATAAACCGTTTTCCCACGATGATCTGCTACAACAGTCCAGGCTCCATCCTGATAAATTGCTACGCGCCCGGCTTCAGTAATGGGTGGTGCAGTGATGCAGGCATTAGCGGGTAGGCCAACACCCTGCGCCAGATACTCATCATTTGAGCCAGTAAATTCGCCGCTTACCGCATCAAAATTATAAATCGACAGTGTGCCGGCCGATTTTGCCAGGCCGTTTTTATCAAGCGTTGCCTTAGCCATTATGCGGCCCTCACAATGTAATTAAATGCCACGTTACGCGGGCGTGCTGTAATCCATACAGCAAAACCCGGAATGCCTGCCTGCAATTGAGTGGCCTGGATTGAGTTGTCACTTAGCACTGATCCTAACGTCCCATTGTCCGGGGTTTTCGCATCTGAAGGCTGAATTTTTGAAACTGAATCTGGCTGGTTAAAAGCAGTGCCTACCGTAGCCCCTGCAGTCGTTGCATCAATGCCGGGATAATCCACAGCAGCCGTTCTCAAGCCAGTGGCTGCCTGTGGGGTAATCAATGCACGTCCGGTATCAACGCCGCGACCATCATCCCAGCCACGGATAAACTCACCACGAAGATCAGCCAGCTTCAGTCCCGGATAAGCCAGCGCCAGCTTCGGGTATAGCGTACCGCTGAAGCTTGCCCCGTTACTTTTCAGAAAGACCATGCCAGCCATTGAGGGAAAGAGTTCATTAGGCATTTTTGCATGCGGCCAGGGGAACGGCGAACCGATAACGGGCGCACCTTCGCCTAAACCGAGGTTTTTGAGAACGTCAGCAATCAGCCCGGCGTCTTTGATTTCAGCAAGGGCATTTGCGATCTGCAGATACTGGCCGTGTGGGTTTTCAGCCGCAAGATGATCCGCCAGTAACTTATCGGCGTACTGGCGAACCGTCAGGATACTGTCATCTACATATTTCCGCGTTGCCAGCACCACAGACGGGTCAATCTTAAGGGTGATGGCGTCGGTGCTGTTGATGATCAGAATCATGCGAACGGTCTGCGTCCGACCGCTGCCTTCCTGCAGCGCGGGCTTGTAAGTTTCCGGTGTGTTGCACACCGCAATCAGCGTGCCGTCGGCATCAAAGAGTCCCATTTCTCTGATCCAGAATCCTCCCGACGTTTCGGGGATCACCTGTTCGGCAATCATCTGGCTGGCGTTGGCCGGGTCAATGCTCAGCGTATTGATGGCGGCGCGGCGCACCTCGTTAACCAGTTTCGTCTGGCTGGCGTTCGGTGTCGGCAAGGTGCCGCCGCCGTCGCCCACGGCCATCTGCGTGATATTCAGTTTTGTACCGAGTGCGGCGGCGTTGGCAATCTTCGACGCGCCCAGGTTGGTTACGATTGCATAGTATTTTTGTGTCATGGTCCCACTTCCATCAGGTCAATAACGTGAACCGCCGCGCCGCCATAAACTGCGCCGCTGACGGAAATAATTTCCGGCGTATACGGATAAACGGTCAGGTCATCACCGTCATAGCTGGCCGCCGCTATAAGCGTTTCCCCGCTGACCTGCAGGTTTATCGACATTCCCAGCAGGTGACGGCTGCAGGGTTTTGCATCGCTGATCAGCCGCTCAAGTTCCTGATAGGTTTCTTCGGTTATGCCCTGGTCCTGCACGCCGATGTCCAGCCGGAACGTGCCGGGTGCTTCACCATTTTTCCACCACTCAACAACTCGGATCAGGAAGCCGAACGGCTCCACCACGCGACGGATGGCGCTGATGGTGCCTTTGTGCTGATGGATGTAAAACGCATCGCTCACCACCTGCCGCTTGACGCTCTCCGCCCAGCTTTCGTCCCAGCGATCCACTGAAAACGCCCAGGCCAGATAAGGCAGAAAACTCACCGGACAGGTGGCCGGGTTCCACAGGTCGCGCAGCGGCACGTTCAGCCCGGAAATACCGCTACACGCCTGCGCTAAACGGCGTTCCAGCGCAGACGAACCGGGTGGCATCAGGCTGCTGTTGCTCATGTCACCCCCTGATCGCCCGCCACGGACACATCCGTGCCGGTGCAGTAACCCGCCTGCGTGCGGTCCATGATGATGTCCGCCGCCGGTTCGGTGATTTCCACCCAGTCCACACCGGCCACGCGCATCACCGCCCCGTAGGACTCTCGCCGCACGCTGCGCCCCAGCTTTTTCTGCTCGGTAAGGTAACTCGCCAGCCTTGCGTTCGCCGCCTCAAGGCAGGGACCAGCGGCCACGCCGTCGAACAGGTGCAGCCTGGCCTTTACGCTGTAGCTGCGGATGGCCGCGCCCTGAACCGTCACGCGGTCGGCTACCGGGCGCACACTGTCGGCGCTCAGCGCGGTGTTCACTGTGGTCAGCAAATCCTCCGACGCCGTGCCGTCACCTTCACGGCTCAGGACGGTGATCAGCACCGTCGCCGGTGACGGGCTGATCGCGGAAACGTCCTGCACCCTGCCATCGGCGCTTTTTGCGTGAAACTCATATGCGCCCGTTGGCCCGGCCACGCTCAGCCCCTCAAACGCCTCCGGCACGCGCACGCGCAGCGCGTCGTCCGACTCCATCACCGCATCCACCGGCGGAACCGCGTCGGGATTCTCAGGCGTAATGGTCAGCCGCTTCACGTTATTGCGGGCGGCCTGCTGGTCCAGATCGCTGCCGATGGCGTAGGCCACCATTACCGCCTGCGCCGCCTCATTGATGCGCTGGCGCAACAGGATTTCGCGGTAGGTGTTTTCCTGCAGGCTTTTCACAATCGGCTCAGACTCCAGCGCCAGCACGCGGCGCATGGCGGCCTGTTCATCCGCCGGATAAAGCGCAATCAGCGCCTCTTTGCGCTCAGCCAGCAGCGATTCAAAGTCCGGCACCTCAATAATCTGCGGTGCGGGCAGCTGGGAAAGGTCAATTACCGCCACTTTTCACCCCCGTTGGTACAGACATAGCAACCGGCGAACCGTCATCCCGCTGGCCGGTCAGCTCAACCACCATAGAGCCGTCAAAGTCGCTGGTAAGGTTTACGGTGCTCAGCCTCACGCGAGGTTCCCAGCGGCTGATGGCGACATACACCGCCGCCATGACCTGCAGGCGGATCACGTCGTTCTGTGGCTGGTCAATCAGCACCGACAGCAGCGAACCGTAATCACGCCGGGCGATGCGGCTGCCTTCCGGGGTGATCAGGATGTCGCGCACGCTCTGCCGGATGTGCTCGATGTCGGTAATGGCTTCGCCGGTGTTGCGGTTCATGCCGAGGTACATCATTGCGGGCCTCCTGACATATCGCCGCCACTCTTAACTTTGTTGTGTAAGTGCTTATCAGCAATTACGCCGTTAGAACTCATTGAACCGCCGCCGTGGGTCACATCGCCGTTCATCGTGGTGTCACCGTTGATCCGTGTCTGGCTGGCCTCTATCCCCAGCACCTCGGTGATCAGCTGAATGCCGTCCGCCGCTTCAATGCGCACGCTTTTGATGTTCTTTATCAGCAGCTGGCCGGTTTCCGGCTCGTACTGAAACCAGCCGCCATCCTTAAACACGGTGGTGGTGCCGTCTTCCGAGTAGTCGGGCGGCGGGAAGGCTTCGGAATAAATGGCAGGCAGCGCAAAGGCAGTTTCAAGATTGCCGCCCAGGCTCAGCAGCACGACCTGTTCCCCGACGGTGGGCTTCCACCATGTGCGGGTGTTACCGGCGCGAAGGGTGAGCCAGTTAATCCAGTTGGTTTCGAGGTCGCCTGTTTTCACCCGGCACAGCCAGTTCACCGGGTCCACTTCGGACACAATGCCGGTGCGGATCAGGTTGGTGATAAGGCGCATAATTTCGGTGAGTTGTGTATTCATTCCCACATTATGAGAAGCTAACTTGTTATAATTAAGAGCCAGCAGTTGTGCCAATCACCATACAAAGGAAAATCTATGGCAAAGAAAAAACTTGAATCGCAAGAGTTAACATTCTCATTCGGCAATGAAAAATTAGAAAACATCGAATGCAGTGTTGAAGTTGACGATGACAGTAATTGGAATAAGATCAATGTCGTAACGAAAAATCCAGACATAATAAGGATTCAAGATTGCGAATGCGTTGACGTAAAAATCTCAATTAGAAATATAACTGGGGACTCATCTAGAGACACTGAAATCAACAAAGCATCCGTTCAAGGTTTTGGGATGTCTTTAGGAAGAAAAGATCCGACTTTCAGTTTTTATCTTTATCCGAAAGAAGTATATATATATCATCGCTATGCAAGGCCCACTGAACGTAGAAAGGTAACCCTTCATTACTATATAAACAAAGCACCAATGATTTCGCCATACTATCGCCTTATCCCGAATGAACTTGGCGAAGTGAAGAAAAATAGCAACCCTTCACTGGAAATTATATTAGATAATAAAATAAAGATTAAATCAGAAGTCGCATTTAGCTATAGTTTACAAGGCGATGACTTCGAATCTAAAAGATATCAAAGATTAACAACCTCTTTTTCTCGAAAAAGAAATGTTGTTAATTTTATTCAAGAGGAAATATCACCTCAAGTAGACGACCTTTTAATGCTTTCATCTCTGTTGCATGATGGCAAGGTTGCTTATACAAGCTGGAAAGCTGAAGCTGATGGTTTAACAATACTTTATTACAAGAGTTCGAGAAAAAAAGCTGATGATAATGATAGCGGGAGATTTAAAAATCTAATTGAACCGCAAAATGTAAGGGATTTTCTTACATCCACTTTAAAAGTTTATAAAAAATCACCGTACAAACACTCAATTGATAATGCAATCTATACTTTAATGCTAAGTAATAGCACTGTAATTGAACTATCTTACCTTGCATATTTCCAAGCTTTTGAATCAATGGTGTTAACATTTAAAAGAATAATGGGTACGGAATTCATTTTTAGCGAGAATGATTTTAAATTAATGCGTGTTTCTATTGAAAAAACAATTAGCATGCATATCCCAGATGATAAGCAGTTGAGACAAAAGGTTAAAGGTAAACTAGGTGAGTTAAGAAGAGTCTCTCTTAAAGATGCAGCCAATAATTTTATAGAGCACTTTGATATTGATCTGGGTAGCCTGTGGCCTTTGTTTGATGACAAAGGAAAAGGCATTATTGGTCTTACAAGCATTAGAAATGTATTAATACATGGAGATTTGCTGCCTCCTGATGCATTAAGAAGTGTTGCAATCGCATCTCATCACTTAAGGGTGTTGTTGATTCGATGTGTATTTTCTCTTTTGGATTGGGAGATACAGAGGACACAAGTAAGAAGCGATCATCTTATATCAACACACCATCTTTTCGATGGGGAAGTGTTGAGTGATTCGCTCTCTGATATTTTTTCTTTCTTCTCAGAGAAGAAATAAAGGTTAACATTAAGGATAGGCTTATTAAGCTACATTTTTTATAAAAAAGGTTAAATGAATTTCTTATCGACTCAACCTGCTAGCAATCGTAATAGAAGCTCATTTATAGCAATTTCAACCTTGCCATTTATACCCAGCAACGGGCGCTCAGCATATTTTACTATCGGGCCGCGACGACTTACCCGGTCCCGCAGGCCATAGTGATGGATGCGGGCCAGCTTCTGAACCCACGGCACAAAGGCAACATCAGCGGAGTCTGCATTCGCCTGCGTCTTGAGATACTTTGCCGTTTTCAGCTTCGCGAACATGCCGCGACGAATGCGGCCCTTTTTGCTGCGGGCGCTGACGCGGCGCGGCTCCCATGCGGTGCCGTCCGGAGAACGCTGCGCGGTGATGTTTGCCTGCTGAATGCGGCGCACATCGCGTGCCACTTCCCGCAGCATCTTTTTTCGGGCCGCCGGTTCCAGCTGTGAAAGCAGCGCCGCCAGCCAGGCATCTACCTCATGCAGTTCAGCCATGTTTCACCGTCCAGAATTCCACCGGCACGTCCGGCTCCGGCACCGCCTCAATGCTTATTTTACCGTCCACAGTGGTTGCCACGACGCGCTCGGTCAGCTTCAGATCCATGCTGATGTCGCAGCGGTCATTTGCCAGTATATCGACCTCAAACGAAAACAGCTTTTCGCGCGCATCACTGTTCTGCAGCGCATCGGGCTGATTTTCCCGCAGCCACAAAGCCACCGGGGCCATCAGCAGATTCTGATCGCCGGTGAAGTCGGTGATCACCACGTTCAGGGTGTAGCGATACTCCCACGACAGGGACGCGGCGGACGTGGCGACCAGCTGGCCGCTGTCCACGAACAGGTGCAGGCGGTCCGGGTTGTCGGCCACATACTGGACCGACTTATTCAGGGCGCTGCGTAAGGACTGCGGCTTGTTCATCGTCTTTTTCCTGACAGCTGATGATGGTATCGACCTTACCGGCACACGCCGCCCAGGCGGCCTCCGTTTCGTCCAGCAGGGCCAGAAGGTCGCCGTTAGTGCGCGGCGCTGCCGGATCCAGCTGGCAGCGGGTGATTTTCGGACAGCCACTCACGGTAAGATTCACCTCCTGCGAGGGGCGGTCGCTGGCGCAGCCGGACAACAGGATCAGGCAAAGCGGTATCACTCCAGCGGCGAAGGTCTTCATTTTCACGTTTCAGTTCCTCAATCTTTCGCTGCCGGTCGCGCAGCAGCTGGCCGTTGCGTTCTGCGGCGGCGTAAAGCTGCGCCTGCGCCTGGCTGCTGGTCTGCGTCAGGATGTTCAGGGCAATCAGCTGGCTGTTTTTCTGGCTCAGCTTTTTTCCCTGAGTTTCTATGACTGCCTCATGCGCGTGAATCTTCTGATAGGCGTTGTGCAGGTTCCACGACTGCCACAACACAATCCCCAGAAAAAAAAGAACCATCACGATGATGTTCTTCATGTGCTCAGACTCCCTTAAGGCACCAGGCCAGTTCACGCCCGCGCCGGTTGTCCAGCCCCTGATTAAATACGCCTTTCACGTACACCCAGCGCGGCAGCTGATAACACGCATCGCGCCATTTACCCTTTTTCAGCAACGCCACCATTGTTGAGCCGCACACGTTGCCGGTCCCGACGTTGAACGCCAGCGACACCAGCGCGTCATAAACCTGCTGCGGCATAGAGACCGCCACGCAGCGCGCCAGTGCCGCCTCAGTGCGTAACACGTTGGTGATGAAATTCCCCGCCGCCTGCCGTTCCGTGATGGATTTACCCGGCACAACGCCGGACGTGTTGCCGATCCCGTCGGTCCACTTTCCCGCGCTGCACTGGTACGGCTGCAGGCGGCAGCCCTCATAGTCGGCAATCAGCCGCAGCCCCTCGACGGAGGTGTGCAGCTGCTGAAAGCCGGGCAGCGTGGCGGCCAGCGCCAGCACCACGCCAACGGCGCAGCGTTTAACGGTTTGCAGATTCATATTCACTCCGCGTAATGCGCCCGCTTGCCAGCAGCTGGTAGGTTTTGTGTTTGTAGTACCAGCTGATAAGCGCCATCAGCAGGCCGATTAACACACCGGCCACGGTGGACATGTCTTTCAGGTCCATGCCGCCCAGCCACGCCATCACCACCGCAATGCACCAGGTTAAAAAGGTGCTGATTTTTTCCCACATGATTCAGTCCCAAAGCTGGACGGCCTGCACGGTGGCCGTCGCTGTCACGTCCGGCAACTCCACCTCCAGCCCGTGCGGTAAGAGGGGGCCGTGCTCCGCCAGCCCCGGATTTGCCTGCAGCACCTGTTCAGTCATGCCCTGCGTGCGCCCGTAGTGACGCCAGCAGAGTGCGTCCACCGTGTCATACTGCTGCGCACGCACTTTCATCAGATAAGCTCCACGGTGCAGTGCGGCATGTCCTGCACGCGGCTGATGGCCCAGCGCGCATCGCGCCAGAGATCGCCGCTGGCATCGCTCAGTTCTTCGCCGCGCTTCACGGCTGAGGCGGTGGCGTCAAAGTCCTGATAGCGCTCGTTCAGTACCGCTCGCGTCCAGCACCACACCGCGTTCATGTAGTGATGCAGGCGCACACTCTCACCGGCCAGCTTCTCAGCCGGAACGTCGGCCAGGCCGTTATGACCGGCCAGCTCCTGCCGCTCACGCCACGGGTAAAGCTCCGCATTAACCTCCGCCATCGCGGTCAGCAGCACCTGACGCAGACGCTCCGGCGTCACGGTGCCATCAACGCGCATGACGCTGCGGAACTTCGCCAGATCAACGTCGGGCCAGAATGAATTGTTGGGGATGATGTCCGGCGTTCCCGTCGCCTTCTGTGGCGCGATAAATTCCATTGCTCTGTTACTCCTGAATAGGTGGGCGGTGGACGGGGTTTTGATGCGGCGCTGCCTGTCGCCACCCCGTGCCGCCCCGCGCGTGGGCACGTCCGGTTATCAGCTGGCGTTACGGATTTTCCGCTCCAGCTGCTCAATGTCTTTTTTAACGCCGCATTTCTCGTCCAGCTGCAGGGCGCGCTTCAGATGGTTCAGCGCGGACGCCGGGCTGCTTTCCGTCAGCACCCAGCCGATGGACTTGTGCAGGCGGGCACGTGACTGATCGGGCATGTCGTGAGCGTCCACCACCTCCAGCGCCTCCAGCAGCAGGGCAGGATCAAAAGGCGTATTTGCCAGAATGGCGGCCTTTGCCGCGTCAGCAATTTCTTCAGCCAGCACCGTCGCCGTGGTGCGGTTTCCCAGCGGCATCGCCCAGCCGTGCTTCAGTGCATGGCGGCCAATCGCCAGCGCACCGGCATAGTCACCGGCGTCAACGCGCCAGAGCATCACGTACATCAGCACGTCGTCCTGCTGCGCGCCGTCAGCACTCAGCACGCCTTCAGCCCAGGCGGCGTACTTCGGCAGCACCTCCACCTTGATTTCGGCCTTACGGACGTTGGACTGAATGCCCTTGAGGCGGCGGCGGTCTTCGTTCAGCTGCAGCAGCATCAGGTCATAACCCTTTGTGCTGCGGCCACTGCCGCCCGACCGGGCGGCCTCCTGAGCCTGAATAAAGCGCGTATGCGCGCGGAAAGGGTTGGTCACGGGTTACGCTCCGGCGCTCGGGTTGGCTCCGGCGGCGGTTGAGTCACCTGCGCCGCTCATGGACTTGACCACGCTGGCCGCCACGGCGGCGATGCGGGCGATTTCCGCTTCGCTCATTTCGCCCGGCTCTTTTTCCGGCTCCTGTTCCAGCAGCTCGATGTTTTCCACCAGGCAGGTGCAGTCGTAGTCCTCGACCACGTAAGCCTCGTTGACCGACTCAAGGTTTTCGATGCGGTCACGCTTCGGGTTGTCGATGATGGAGCGGCGGCGCGTTTCTTCCTGCCAGTAGATGGACAGGTTATCCAGGCGGGTGATCAGCAGCGCATTCGCCGGGAAGTACGGGGCACGGACAGCCTGCAGGCCGCCGATGCGCTTCTGGCTGATGATCAGATCAGCGGCCAGCGCTTCGGTGTTGGGCTGGCTCTGATTGACCAGCGGGAAATACTTATCAGCCAGCAGCTGGCGTCCACAGATCACCACCAGTTCGGTGTCGTCCTGATACTGCACGCCGATTTTTTCCGACACCGCGCCCATCACCACGGCGTCCAGGTTACGGAACAGGCCGCTTTTGCCCACGGTGATTTTGTCCGACACCACCTTGCCGTCGTCACCGATGTGCTGACCCAGCACCTGCGCCGGTTTTTCCTGGCGGATTTTTTCCAGCCAGCCGATGTTCACGTCCTGCAGCAGCGGGTTCTGCACACGGTTGGATGTTTTCTCACGCTTCAGGCCGTTGAAGCCGATCATGATGCGGTCCAGCGCCTGACGCTTCACGATGGCGTCACGGATGCGCACCTGGAAATCGCTGAACTTCGCCCACATGTCCAGCTTTGAATAAGGCAGCGCCGTGTCAAAGTTGGTCTGGGTACATTTGTAGCCGTCGCCGTCGATGTAGGTCGGATCGGTCGGCTCACGCTCTTTCTGGGTGGTATCGGTGGTGCCCGCAATGGTGGTGCCGATCCCAAGCCCCAGCCGTTCGCCGCTCTGCTCACTGACCGGCATGATGTTGATGGCCTGCAGGAACGCGGACGACTCCTGAATTTTGCTTTCCAGCGTCTGCGACACGGACGGCTCAATGGTGAATTTGCTGTTCAGCGCGGACAGGTCAATCTTGTTGATTTCTGCCAGCACCGACATGTAAGCATTCAGCTTAAAACGGGTAGTATTTTTCATTGCTTCGCTTTCTCTGCTCGTTAAAAAGGTTTGCCGCCGCTGTATCAGCAGTCGGTGCGCACTTCGCCGCCGCTGCCGTTACCCTGCGTGCGCGGGCGGACCTGCTGACGGCCATCTTCCCGGCTCAGCTGCTGCTGCAGTTCGGTGAAGTCCGCCTGCAGCTGCTCGCGCTTCAGGACTTCTTCACCCAGCGCACTGCTGAAATGCGATTTCAGGCTGTCGGCCTGTTCGCTCAGCGCCGTTTCAATGCGCGCGCTCAGGTCCTGCTGCTCGGTGGCAATCAGCTCAACGGCCTGATGCACGTCGCTGAAGCGGGCCGCGTCGGTCTGCTGCTGTCTGCTGAACATCGCCTTAATACGGGTAAAGAGGGCGGGTTTTTCATCTGCCACGTCCTCAAACTCGATCAGAGTTTCTTCAGCGGCAGAGAAAACGTTGTCAGGATGCTGCTTGCGGTTTGCCAGCGGGTTCGCTCCGGCGCTGGCGCTGAACTGCAGCATTTCCGTGCCGAGGCTGGCCGGATCGTCGGTAACGGCCAGGCCAATCAGATAGGCCGCGCCGGTGTCCGCGAACTCCGGGCGGATTTCCATAGAGGTGAAGATTTTCTGCATGGTGCCGGTCAGCGTGACCAGCTCGTCAGTCGGGTTGATCAGGGCATACAGCCCCAGCTTGCCTTTCAGCGGGCCGTCACTGATTTCTTCAGCGTCCAGCGCTTCCACTACGCCAAAGCGGCGAAACGGGCTGTCAGGCGTATAGCCCTTGATGTGCTCCATGTTGATCACGGCGGTGTACAGCTCAGGGCTGTAATTTGCCGCCATCTGTTCAAGCCAGCTGCGCTCGATGGTGCGCCCGTCCGTGGTGGCACCTTCCACCCCGATACGAAAACGCTTTGCTTTCTTTGCCATTGTCCAGGCTCCGGTCAGTAAAACTCTGTGAAGCTCTATGGTTGCGGCGGCAGGGGTATCGAAACAACGCGCGGACGTTGTGCGGGAAACCACACAATGAGGGATGGCGGAAAAGGAAGCGGCGGGGCCGTATTTTGGCTGCATGAACATGACACCCGCCCCCGACGACCTCGATCCCCGCAGGCAGGCTTTACTGCTGTACTTTCAGGGATACCGCATCGCCCGCATTGCTGAAATGCTGGGAGAGAAACCCGCAACCGTTCACAGCTGGAAGAAGCGCGACAGGTGGGGCGACTATGGCCCGCTGGATCAGATGCAACTGACCACTGCCGCACGCTACTGCCAGCTCATCATGAAGGAGCAGAAGGAAGGTAAGGACTTTAAGGAAATCGACCTGCTGGCGCGTCAGTCCGAGCGCCATGCCCGGATCGGCAAATTCAGCAACGGCGGCAATGAAGCGGACCTGAACCCGAACGTGGAGAACCGCAACAAAGGCCCTCGTAAGCCCCCGGAAAAGAACCTGTTCAGCGACGAACAGATTGAGAAGCTGCAGGAGGTTTTCCACGGCTCGATGTTCGGCTATCAGCGCCAGTGGTGGGAGGCCGGAAATAAGTATTCAGTCCGCAACCTGCTGAAGTCGCGCCAGATCGGGGCCACCTTCTTTTTTGCCCGCGAGGCGTTGATCGATGCGCTGACCACCGGGCGTAATCAGATTTTCCTGTCAGCCAGTAAGGCGCAGGCGCACGTATTCAAGCAGTACATCATTGAATTTGCCCGCGAGGTGGACGTAGACCTGAAGGGCGACCCGATGACGCTCAGTAACGGCGCGTGCCTGTATTTCCTGGGCACCAACGCCCGCACCGCGCAGAGCTATCACGGCAATCTGTACCTGGATGAATATTTCTGGATCCCGAAGTTTCAGGAACTGCAGAAAGTGGCGTCCGGCATGGCGCTGCACAAGAAGTGGCGCGAAACCTACTTTTCCACCCCGTCCAGCCTCACACACAGCGCCTATCCGTTCTGGTCCGGTTCGCAGTTCAACAAGGGCCGGGCCAAAGCGGACAGGGTTGATATCGACCTCAGCCATCAGTCACTGGCCGCCGGTCGCCTCTGCGAAGACGGCCAGTTTCGCCAGATTGTCACGGTTGAAGATGCGGTGCGCGGCGGGTGTGACCTGTTTGACCTGGAGCAACTGCGCACGCGCTACAGCCCGGAGGATTACCAGAACCTGCTGATGTGCGTCTTTATGGACGATCTGGCGTCGGTGTTCCAGCTGGCCATGCTGCAGAAGTGCATGGTGGACAGTTGGGAAGTCTGGACCGACTTTGAAGCGCTGGCGCTGCGGCCGTTCGGCTGGAAAGAGGTCTGGATCGGCTATGACCCTGCGAAGGGAACGCAGAACGGCGACAGCGCCGGATGTGTGGTCATGGCACCGCCTGCCGTGCCGGGCGGTAAGTTCCGCATCCTTGAGCGCCACCAGTGGCGCGGGATGGACTTCCGGGCGCAGGCCGATGCCATCAGAACGCTGACGCAGCAGTATAACGTCACCTATATCGGCATCGACTCCACCGGCGTCGGGCTGGGCGTATACGAGAACGTCAAAGCATTTTTCCCGCAGGTGAAGGAGTTTGTCTATAACCCGAACGTTAAAAACGCCCTGGTGCTTAAGGCTTACGACACCATCGCCAGCGGGCGGCTGGAGTTTGACGCCAGCCACCTCGACATCGCGCAGTCATTCATGTCTATCCGCAAGGCCACCACGGCCAGCGGTAACCGTCCGACCTATGAAACCAGCCGCAGCGAGGAAGTCAGCCACGGCGATTTAGCCTGGGCGACCATGCACGCGCTGGCAAACGAGCCGCTGCAGGGACAGGCGGCACACACGCAGAACATTGTGGAGATTTATTAATGAGCAAACGCAGGAACCGCACCCGCACCCAGCCCGTGCCGCAGCCGGATAACATGACCAGCGGGGCAGCGTCGGAGGCGTTTACCTTTGGCGACCCGATTCCGGTGCTGGACCGCCGCGAACTGCTGGACTACGTGGAGTGCGTTATCAATGATCGCTGGTATGAACCGCCGGTAAGCGTTGACGGGCTGGCGCGCACGTTCCGGGCCGCAGTGCATCACAGCTCACCCATCAGCGTTAAGTGCAACATTCTGGCGAGTACCTTTATCCCGCACCCGCTGCTGAGTCAGCAGGCGTTCAGCCGCTTTGCGCTGGATTACCTGATTTTCGGCAATGCCTACCTGGAGAAGCGGACCAGCCGCCTCGGTAACACGCTGAAGCTGGAGCCGTCGCTGGCAAAGTTCACCCGGCGCGGCCTTGACCTGGAGACGTACTGGTATGCGCACTATGGCATTAACACCGAGCCGTATGAGTTTGAGAAGGGCAGTGTCTTCCACCTGATGGAGCCGGACATCAATCAGGAGATTTACGGCCTGCCGGGCTACCTGTCTGCCATCCCGTCGGCGCTGCTAAACGAATCGGCTACGCTGTTCCGCCGCAAGTATTACCTTAACGGCAGCCATGCGGGTTTCATCATGTACATGACCGACCCGGCGCAGAGCCAGCAGGACGTGGACAATATCCGCGGTGCCATGAAAAGCGCAAAGGGCCCTGGCAACTTCCGCAACCTGTTTATGTACAGCCCGAACGGGAAAAAGGACGGCATTCAGATCATTCCGCTGTCTGAGGTGGCGGCAAAGGATGAATTCCTGAACATCAAAAACGTGAGCCGCGACGACATGCTGGCCGTGCATCGCGTTCCACCGCAGCTGATGGGGATTATGCCGAATAATGTTGGGGGATTTGGTGACATTGAGAAGGCCAGTAAAGTGTTTGTGCGTAATGAACTTATGCCGTTGCAGAGGCGATTTGAAGAGCTAAACCACTATTTAAATGAAGAAGTAATTAAGTTCAGAAGTTATGACCTTAATGTTTGATTAGCTTAAACACAAACATCAAACGCTTCTAAAAAAATAATGCACATAGCCATTTTAAAAGTGGCCATGTGCAAATCAACAACAATAAAAACACAATCACTTACTTTTTAATTTATTCAATGATTCTGCTAGCTTATCAATTAGCTTATCATCTTCATATCTGATAAACATTACACTTTGCAAGCTTGGCGGTAACGTTCCACCTTCCATTAAGACTGGTAATATTGGTATAAACCTATCGTCCTTTACGCTTCGATTTTTTAATAAGTAATCTATTTCTTTTTCTCCAAATTCAGAAAATCCTGATGAAGATGCAAAAAGAATAGCCGCAAAACTATCATCTAAAACTGATTGTATTTTTTTATTAATTATTTGGCCCGGCAGTAAATCCTCAGCACTAAACCAAATTTCAAATCCTAATTCTTTAAGTTTATGTGCTACTGGTGAAACTTTATCTAAATCATTAGGTGAATAAACAAGGAAAACCTTATTTATCTTATTTAGCCTCAACTTTCTTTTTTCCCGTATTTTGAAAACAACCAAAACAGCCAACCCAACATAACTTAATGAGAATGCAAATATATAATTTAATGTCTTTTCATCTTGCCCATTTAAAAAATCGAAAAAATATGGCATAAAAGCAACTATAGCACCAAATAATACACACAGAAAAGAACCTATATAGATAATTTTATTAAGTTTCATTTAAACACCTTTTACCCATATAACAAAGCAAGCGAACATAAAAATTCCGATTAGATTCCCCGCGACTGTCAACCTTAAAAACTGGCCTGTGACGTTGCCGGTCCTATTTTCCCAGTCCTGATGCAAAGCCACCAGAACCAATAAAATCACTAACGAAAAAAGCACAAAACCAGCATTAATTGAAAAAAGCTGTAGGAGGTTATCTTTTAATGAGCTTATTTTACCTTTAGCGGCATTAGCCAAATCATATAAATTTAATAATGCAGCACCAAGTGCAGTTAAAGTAAGCTCACTACCAAAATAAAAATCCTTTCTCGTCCATGAAGTACTTCTTACCAGTTTTTTTATTATTGCGCCGCACAGGATCAATAACAGAGGGATACCGATCGCCACAAAGTATTTACTTGTAAAAAATATCAAAATACACCCCATTCGTGACGACAATATTTGTCATTATTTTTTATGTTGCCTATTTTCCAATTCTAGTGCTTCTTAAACGTTTTGGCTACTGCCAGCAATTTGTAGCGCGCGCTCGTAGCCCCGCCACGCCTGCGCGCTTTATGCAGCGGTTTTCATGCAGGTGCATGACATATACAAAGGCCCGCCAATACTGGCGGGCCTGAGCATCAGAGATCCTTTTGGGATCATGCGATTTCATGCAGCATGGTCATGCACTCACGGCTCGCAGTTATGTTGGGCCTTTTTTCATTCAGCCTGGTTCATCTAAAGGCTGTATTCATGCTTTCGCAGACGCGCCATTAACTCATCTGTGAGTTCGGAAACCCACTCAATTGCCATGCGTTTTTCTTGATCACTACAATCACTGACAGCAACAAGTTTTAAAAAGAAATCAATACGCTGAAGCTTCACCGACTCCAAAAGATAGTCCTGCATGTTCCCTCCTCTGCCTACAACTACTGTTTATGCATACAGTATAGAAAATCCAACCGGAATTGAAACTATTTTTATGTATCAATGGGATTGATCTGAACCTTGTCAGATCAGTATGGTTCTTCCTGTAGTCTGCCGTTCCGGTAGAAAAGCCGCATTCCAGCACCTGCATTGAGGCTACAGCCCTTAAGCAACAGCTCAATTTCATATTCATCACTGTTAAACCCCCGGGCTTTTAGTTCCAGCTCTAACAGTCGACGCTGCTGCCCCGTACAGTTATTGACAGAACTCCAAGGGGCGGCGATGCCGCCAAAAAAACCAGCCTCCGCTGGCGCTTCGGCCAATTTAGCGACCTTTTCCCATTTGACCAGGCGCGTCATGACTTCTGAATCCGGCACCATTGGCGAATAGATACCCTGCACCCGCTGAACATCTTCGCCGTACTCATTGCCCATTTCCGTAAGTTCGTAGCAAAGACGGATCACTAAATCCTCACGCGCTACTAATGGCCCGCCCTGCGCCATCGTATAGGACGCCCAACAGCTGGCAACAGAAGCTGACGCCAGCACCGCATCCATCTGCTTATCTGGCAAACGTGTATCCCCCATACGACGTAGCTCACGCCAGACAGTCACAGGCGCACCGCCAATCTGCTGAAACTGACGAATACGCCAGCGTGAAGCCCATGCTGAAACGGCCTTAGCCATGTCGCGCATATTTGCGCCGGTTTCATCATCTTTCTCACCTTCCATCGCGTAACCGTCGATATTTTTTGAAATGTATTTGGCGATATAGCCTGTAGCACTGCCCTTCTCAGGGTCGATTGGCTCAGCATGAAATCGTGCTTTCCGTGCCTGCGGCGAGGTCAGTTCCCCGGAATCCTCTTTGTAAGCCTGATCACGCATGATTTGCTGAACCCGCTGGACGTTTTCAGGACGCATAAACAGCAGCATGTGCCAGTGCGGCGTGCCGTCGTGGTGAGGTTCAACAACGCGAAAACCGAAGACATGAATATCTTCACGGGACAGTGCCGCGCGGATCCGCGCCCATACGCGGCAGAGATAACGTTGGGTGTCACGCGGGCTAGAGCCGTTCCACTGAGAAACAAAGCCGCCCTGGCTATAAGCTGCGTGATAACGTGATGGTGCAGTGATTGTATAAAACTCACCTACGCACCCTGTCTCGTTGGCGACATCTTCGAACCCGCGCATTCGGGTCATCAGTTCGCGGCGGCGTATTGCCGGATTTGACACGCTGCGGTTGACCATTTCATCCAGCGCAATTCGGTCCCCCTCCTGATTGATGAGATCAAAACGTTTGAAGAATTCGCGGTTACGTTTTTTCTGCTCAATCCATTCGGCCAGCGTGCTGCGGGAAACGTAAGGTGATGCGGCTTTCTGTACCTGCCCTACCGCAATGGCCATGTGTTCACGCTGTAAATCGCGCATCTGCTTCAGGCGGCCACGCCACCATTCAGGCGCCATCATGCGAAGCAGACCGGATTGAGCTTTGCGCAGAGGCAGTTCACATTTAGCGGAACAGAACTCTGCCCAGTAAGGTGGCTGCGTCCCTGTCAGCGCAGCAAGTTCAGCGATGTAACGGTACCCGGTGAGCGTCACAGCCAGTTCGTCCGCCTCATGTGGCATGGAGACCTTATCAACGAACTCAACCAGACTTTGTGACAGGAAGGAGGCCACCTTATAAGCCAGATCGCGAATATCCTGGCGGTCCAGCGTCGGAAGGCGATCAAGCTGTCTGATAAAGGGCAACTCAAACTGCGCCGCATCGTTCAACCGGTAGCGACTGCGTACGAGCTGCAGACGTGGCAATACGCTCTGGCCGATGGTCTGGCGCAGAAACGCATTGGCTCGTCGACGGCCATGCTTTCCTGAAAGGATTTTTTGATAGCGGTCAGCGAAGTACCCGGCCAGGTAGTCTGGCATGTCATGCAGGTACTGGCTGCGCCAGCTGTGGTCGTCGGGATTGACGTTCCACAGCTTCAGCTCAGCCAGGGTCATGTCACGCGGCATTCTGATGCCATAATTCTCACGCTGCATTTTCAGGGCAGCGTGATAGGCACCATTAAACTCAACAGCGTTTACGGCAATATCGGTCACAGTGAAGCCATATGCTCAAAGACGACAATGGTCTGCATGGCGCACTTACCTTCTTCGGCAGCAAGGCCGGACTTACTGCCTGCCCACCTCAGGATGGTGCTCATAACGCCACCCCTTTGTAGTGCAAGCTTTTCAGCTCACTGATCTGTTTGCAGGTCACGCAGAGGGAAACGCCCGGCAGTGCGCGGCGGCGCTGCTCCGGGATTTCTTCGCCGCACGTGAGGCAGAAAAATTCACTCGCCCCCGCAGGACGATGAGTAGCGTTAGCCAGATTGCGCGCCAGCTCTTCCTGCACGCGCTGCTGTACCAGATCCATTGAGTCGGCCATCAGTGCATCTCCTGTGCCTGGTTCTCAAAGCGCTCAGCCTCTTTATCCAGCAGTTCGATAATTTCTGCTGCAGACATTTCCTTCTGGCGAGCATGAATTGCCATTGCGGCCAGACGGATAGAAACAGACAACGCATCATCAGAACGCTGCTCAGTTTTTGCCTTGATCAGCAGGGCATTAAGCGCGTCGTCGTCAGCTTTAAAATTACGGGTTTGGATATTTCGCATTTCTCTTTCTCCTGAATTCGGGCAAAAGAATACCCGGCGGGTTTACGCCATTTAATTCCGCTAGGTTAATTAATTAGGTAACGTCAGATTCTTTGGGAATAAACTCACGACTGCGCGAAGGTGATTCATTGCACTAATCAGCGCCGTTTTTTCGTCACTCGTCAGTTCACTGAAATCAACGCTGTGACGTTCTTTGCTGATATTAGCCAGGAAGAAAATTGCGCTCAGTGCGCGGCCATTCTGTTCAGACTGGTGATCGCGCTTATTCCGCATGTCTGCGATAAAGCGTTTAAGTTCGTGGCTGCAATCGCCGTACATCATGGTGCGAAGCGCAGAGATATGGTTAAGCGCACTAGCGCGCTGTCCTGCATTCATCTGAACAGTGACACTTTCAACCTTGTAACCCATGGTTCTTTCCTCTTACCGGTTAATCTTGCCAGCAGTTCGGCCTGTGATATTGCCGGATGCCAGCGCTGGCCTGTTTTAGTTTCAATCCAGCCATGCCCTAAAGCTTGTAACTGCTGTGGTGGTGACTGTTGTTTCAAAAATCTTACAAAAACCTGCATAATCCTCACTCCATTATCTATTACGACATGAGGTGCAAATGCTGAATGAGAAAGAAATAGAACGCTTCGAACTCCTGGAGAAAAACCTTCAGCAACTCCGCTCCGAAGTTGAAATTCAAAATATGGTTATTTCAGGACTTCTTAACGCTTACTTCACTAATAAAAAACATGATCACTCTCTTTTCTACTCTGCCGTTCGCAGTGAGTTAAACAAACTTACGCCCGGCTCTGACAACCAGCACATTTTCATGAACGCTATTGAAAAATGGGTTAACAGGTACAACAATTAAATATATGTAAGAGGTGATACTTTATTACGTATCACTTCTTTGACTTCTTCACCGCGAAACCTCGTACCATCTTTTAGAGTAAAGAAATAACTGCCATCACCTGAAATGGATGGAAAGCACAACGCAACATCCGAATCTTTAACCTCTGCGCGCTTACCTTGTAAATTAAATTGGTAGGTCAATACTTTGATCATAATTACCTCACACCATCCCGATTGATGCACCGATACCACTTAACACATCAGCAGTACCCGAAAGTGCAGGGTTAGAATGCACTCGTGCCTGAACCGCCAGTGCTGCCAGAGTCAGGCAGCGGATCCCTGCGTGTACGTTCTGAACCAGACCACGGCGGCAGGATGCTGTTAATTGCTCCTGGCTCACTACGCCCGCAGCTAACAGCCCTACTTCGGCAGTGGCTTTCAGTACATAAGCAGGTAGATTCTCCTGCGCCATTTCGTTAACAGGTACGCATGGCAGGCAATGCAGCTGCGCCAGCGCGCCGTCAATCAGCGTTGCGTCTTCGGTCAGATCGGTCAGTAGCAGCATTTCACGAACGGTTAACTGGTGAACCTGTTCCGGATTGAGTTTGTTACGGATGGTCTGTGGATTCAGCCCGGCTTTATTAGCCAGCTGAATGATGTTGTGCGTCAGTGCAAATGCCCGGCACGCATCATCGAAATGGCTATGTGTGGAGACTCGAAAATCAAACATGATAATTCCCTTCTGCTATCCCAATATGGATGCATCAAGCCTGCATTGTGATTTCACAGCCAGCGGCCGCTTCAATCGTCAATGCAACCATGTTGATCTCGATGAGACCGTTAACGCCTTCTTTCTTCCTGATGGGCAGGCGGTTCTCGCGGTACATCTGGCGTACGGTGCCTTCCTTGTAACCAGTGCGGCGGCAGAACTCTTCTACGGTAATGTAGGGTTCCGAAATCACGAGATTGATTGATGGGCGCATTGAAAGTTTACGGGTCATGATGCACTATCCTCTGTTGAGTTTTAGCCAACTCTATTCATCACTATTAAACACGTCTTGATACGACGAGTGAATATTAGGATCACAAATTGGAAAGGTCAACGAAAGATTTTACGAGTCGTAAAGCACCAGCTTTACCAGTGGGTGGCAAAGATCCCATTGAACGTATCGTTCAGGCATATGGTTTTTCATCGCGACAAGCACTTTGCCGCCATTTGAATGTGTCTCAAAGTACTATGGCTAACCGCATAATGCGTGGGAACTTTCCTGCTGACTGGGTTCTGATTTGCTCTATGGAAACCGGTACTTCGTTAGAGTGGCTGACATATGGCCGCGGGGATTCAAACATCACAAACCAAGATGCTTCATCAACTAAAATCCAATTTAAAAAAATCACAAATGGGAACTTTTCATCATCTGATTGGGTTGAATATGATGCGCAACTCTTGCCCAGTGATATTAAAGCCCCGTTGTTAGTCCATTTTGAGAAGCAGAACTACCTGGTTGATATGACTGTCGCAGAGATCACAGATGGTCTGTGGCTCATCGAGATCGATAAGCTCATCAGCGTTAAGGAGCTATATCGTTTTCCTGGAGGACGTATTCGCGTTGAGAACGGAAAAGCCTCATTCGAATGCAAAGCAGATGACATAAAGGTATTGGGGAAAGTCGTTGCCCGCACTGAGTATCTATAAAGGCACAGCATGGCGATCAGTAAATTACCCAACGGGAAATGGCAGGCACAAGTTTTCCCAAACGGCCGCGACGGCAAAAGGATTCGCCGCCAGTTCGTCACTAAAGGTGAAGCGCAATCTTTTGAGAAGTTCGTAAAAGAGCAAGCTCAAGATAAGCCCTGGCTAGGAGAGAAAGCAGATAAGCGGCGGGTAATAGAGCTGGTTGAATTGTGGTTCAACACGCATGGCATTACCTTGGCGGATGGTGAGAAGCGGCGAACCACAATGGCGTTCGCCTGCGAGGCAATGGGAAACCCACTCGCAACCGAGTTCAACGCGAAAATTTTTGCGTCTTATCGCGAGCAGCGTTTAAGCGGGAAGATCACCCGCTCCAGCCGAGTGAAGACGGTTACGCCGCGCACTGTTAATTTAGAGCTGGCATATTTCAGGGCGATGTTTAACGAACTACGCCGGTTAGATGAATGGACCGCACCCAATCCGTTAGAGAACGTGCGAGAGTTTAAAATCAGTGAATCGGAGATGGCCTATCTCACCATTGAGGAAATCAGAACCCTCCTCGCCGAGTGTGAGAACAGCCGATCTAAAGATCTGACGACCATTGTGAAAATCTGCCTGGCAACAGGAGCACGATGGAGTGAAGCCGAAGGCTTGAAGGGCAATCAAATCCGCGCCGGTCAAATCATCTACGTTAAAACTAAAGGTAAGAAAAACCGCGCGGTGCCGATAACTGAAAAGTTACAAGCTGAACTGCCATCGAGCAGGAAATCGCAGTTGCTCTTTAAACCATGCTATTCAGCTTTTAGAAAGGCTATGCAACGTGCTGGCATCGAAACACCAGCTGGACAACTGACGCATGTCTTAAGACATACCTTCGCTTCTCATTTCATGATGAACGGCGGCAACATTCTCGTGCTTCAGCGAATTTTGGGACATACGGATATCAAAGTGACTATGCGTTATGCACATTTTGCTCCAGAACATTTATATGAAGCTAAGAATCTGAATCCACTAATTAACATTATTTAAAGTTTAATTCTCTCAAAAATCAGGATTGTTACATGTCAAAGTTAGATGTCTGGTCAACAAGAATTGCGAATTTTTCACAAATAGGAGTTCTAGCACTAGCAGCCTTTGGTTATTTTTATACCGTACTTCCTGTTTATCAGAAATCACTACTTGATGAAGAAATAGCAAAAAAGACTCTTGAACTTGAAAAAAAGACAAAAAGCTCTTAGAACTTAACGAAACTTTGAATGAAAAAACGATGGAACTAAGTCAGCTTTCGAAGGACGTCAACCAAGCAAAGGACGAAGCTCTCACAGCTAAATCAAATCTTAAAATAGTACAAGGTAAATTCTCCGAACAATACTCAGAATTAAGAGTACACCTACTATCACAATTTACATCACTGTCTTACTCCGAATGTTATAAATTACTGTCTAGCGCCAACAATATATCACAGTGCTTTAATAAAATAGCTGAATCGTACAACCTACGAGAGCTCAACATCAAAGATAAAGTTAACCTTAAGAAAAACATCAAAAAGGAAAGCCCTAAGTTATTTATAGATTACTCTAATAAAAAAGAGACGCATGATTATACATTAAATAAAATAAATGACAGAATCACACTTGCCAACCAAAAGTGTGAATCCAAAAAAGCAACTGATGATCACAAGGATAGATTTAAAAAAATAAATATTGACTACGAATGCAAAACTAAAATAAGCGAATTAGAAAATGAATCTTTGAAAGTAAAAATGGAATTAATTTTCGCGAAACAACGGTTAATGTCAGATTATTTAAACTCAATAATACAGCAAACTTTAAATTAAATAGACCTTAATTTTCGAACAGAGAGCGTTAACCACGCTCTCTGTTTTTGCCGCATAAATTAAAAATAACTCCCCTCAAAATCTTCTGCTTTACCAATTGATGGCCTGATTCTTTCAATCACCTGCTGGCAATTATCATTATTATCTTTCAAAGCTTTAATTGCCTTTTCCTTAATCCTTGGAATATTATTAAACTTCCCTTTCATCATCCCTTCAGCCCCAAACGCTCCCCAGTCGCCTGCTGTACAAATGTGAATTATAAGTTCAAAACAATTTAAATCATCCATTAAAATTGAGATATCACCATCATATGAGCTTGCACTCTGTGCAAAAGAGTTTGCCTCGGAGAAAGTCGAAGAGCCTGCCTGGTCAAAAATTGATTGTATAACTTTATCTTTAGCCCATTCATGCCCTTTAACATGTTTCATTAATACCGGGCTTAATTTGTATGTCTCAAAAACTTCGGCAAGGCTAGACTTAAAGCATCTGTCAATGACCATCGCATCTAAACCAATAATACTATTAGCAATTTGGACAGGGTGCCTTAAGTATGTATGTTGATCAGAGGGTTTTGTAACTGAAATAGTGTCCTCAAACATTTTGTTCAATCTCAAATAAACAATTTCATCTATATTTTTGAGTAGATTACCATTGGTTGAAATACACTCCATCAAGCATTGCCTTTTACTTTCATCAGTACTACATTCAATTAAAAGTTGCTTTTTTATCTGCTCAAGGACATCATCATTTAGAGGTTTAATGGATAAACCCAAGAGATATCTTTTCGCATTTAATTTTATTTGTTCATTTGCATTGTCGAGTGACTCGATTAGTTTTTTTAGGAGATATGAATACCCATCATGATGCAGGTTTTTAACACCTTCATTTACTACTGTAGCATGATCTTGAATGTTTGACGTCGGGAATAAATATGAGTTAGTCAACTTAGATAGGATTTGGTCGGCAACCTGAGTTGTTGATAAAACTGGCTTAGATAGAAATCTATGTATAGTTTCAGAATAAACGTATCGAGCTTCTTCAGCAGTGGGCTTATGGCCTGAAGGATGTGCTGCTTTATTTCTGAGCGTTCTTAGTACTGAAAGGAAATCCGCATCAATTTCTGTAATTATTTTTTCAGCTTTCAACTTATTAAGCAAATCACTTTCATAAACTTTTTGCTCATCTCTTTTTTTAGAGATTTCTATAAAAATTGCTCTAGCTACTCTATTTGTTGTAGCCATCCCGTCTAACTTTTTGAATAGATCTTCAAAAATAGCAATAAATGAAAGTACGACACATGCTCGATGTGCTCCGGTCATATAGCAAGTTAATGCTTCCCGCATGTATTCTTTCAACTCAACATCAACTATATCACTAATAAGTTCTTCCATATCCCTAAGGCTTGACATAATTACTCCTTTGATTTAATTACAATTTTGACTAATATACCTAAATACGAATTAGTAAAATACTAATATCGGCAAATTTTAACCGGATTTTAATGTTTTTTTTGACTGTCAACGAAATTATACCGTCAATCATCTACATTTTGGTTGGATTAAAATGGCAGCAAAGTGGCAGCAGAGCGCAACGCTATATGCCACTTTTCATCACTATTCGGTCTAAAGAAAACCTAATAATCAGTAAGTTACTGATTTCACTCGTTTCGAATTGGGACTCATAATCGCTTGGTCGCTGGTTCAAGCCCAGCAGGGGCCACCAAATTTTAAGCTGTTAAATCAGTAGATTAGAGCCACCTTTTTGGGTGGTTTTTTTGTTTCTGCTTTCTGATTCTGAAGTGGCGGCAGATGATTTTGTCGTTAGGTCATTGAGCTGATTGAATTATGGTTTAACACGCATGGCATCACGTTGGCGGATGGCGAGAAGCGGCGAACCACAATGGCGTTCGCCTGCAAGGCGATGGGAAACTCACTCGCAACCGAGTTTAATGCAAAAATTTTTGCGTCTTATCGCGAGCAGCGGTTAAGCGGGAAGATCACTCGCTCCAGCCGAGTGAAGACGGTAACGCCGCGCACTGTTAACTTAGAACTGGCATATTTTAGGGCGATGTTTAACGAGCTATGCCGATTAGGTGAATGGACCGCTCCGAACCCGCTAGAGAATGTACGCGAGTTTAAAATCAGTGAATCTGAGATGGCGTATCTCACCATTGAGGAAATTAGAACGCTCCTCGCCGAATGTGAGAACAGCCGATCTAAAGACCTAACCGCCATTGTGGAAATCTGCCTGGCAACTGGCGCACGTTGGAGTGAAGCCGAAGGCTTGAAGGGTAACCAAATCCGCGCCGGTCAGATCATCTACGTGAAAACTAAAGGCAAGAAAAACCGAGCGGTGCCGATAACTAAGAAATTACAGGCTGATCTGCCATCCATCAGGAAAGCACAGGTGCTCTTTAAACCTTGTTACTCAGCCTTTAGGAAGGCCATGCAACGCGCTGGCATCGAGACAGCTGCTGGGCAGCTTACGCACGTTTTGCGCCACACCTTCGCGTCTCACTTCATGATGAACGGCGGCAATATTCTCGTACTTCAGCGGATACTGGGGCATACAGATATTAAGGTTACAATGCGATATGCGCACTTTGCTCCTGATCATCTCTCTGAAGCGAGGTTACTCAATCCTTTAATAAAAATTGAATAATAGTTTTAAGGCAAAATACAATGAGGCAATTTCACACTTAGTAAAACAAAATATTCACATAGAAAACAATTAATAAATCAGATTAACATAATTAAGGCAGTCTACTAAAACAGTCATTAAATAAAAAGGAGTTATTATGATTGAGTCATTTAGATTAGCGAATTTTGCAACTTACGATGTGCAAGGCATAGAAATAAACAACCTTAAAGAAGTAAACTTTTTTTATGGTGCAAACGGCTCAGGAAAAACAACAGCATCAAACTTCCTATCCGATACTTCAGTAGAAAAATATAAAAATTGCAGTATTAATTGGAAAAATGGACAACCATTAACTACTTTAGTTTACAACAAGGCATTCCGCGATAAGAACTTTGCTAACAGTGAAATCGCAGGTGTATTTACGCTAGGCGAAGCAACGGCTGAACAAATTTCAGAAATAAAAGAAAAGAAATCAGAGCAAGATGCTTTAGAAACACAGCTATCAGCTTATAATAAAGATCTCAATATAAAAACTACCGAACGTGACACTCTCAACACTGACTTTATAGAAAAATGCTGGTCACTTTACAAAAAATATGAGAGTGACTTCAAAGAAGCTTTTAAAGGTTATCAGAGAAAAGACCTATTAAAATCCAAAATAGTTAGTACATATATAGAAAATGAGACAATAATCTCTTGGGATTATGAAAGTTTAAAAGACCAAAGCACTACAATTTTAGGTGCAAAACCAGAACCCTATCAGACATTACCAGTTATTAATTTTACAAAATTAGACTTTATAGAATCTAAGTCCTTATGGAGAGAAGTTATCTCAGGGAAGCATGATGTAGATATTGCTGGCTTGATTGAAGCCTTAGGTTGCCAAGACTGGGTAAATCATGGACGAAACTATATTAGCTCTGGCACAACATGCCCCTTCTGTCAAAAGGAAACTATCGATGATGAATTTAGATTAAAGATTGAAAAATTCTTTGATCAGTCGTATGAAGATAAAATACATAAAATAAGAGATTTTTCTTATGATTATCACAAGGAGTCAAATCAGATATTGCTAGTTTTAAGAGAGGTATTTAAAAAAGAAAAAGAAAACACTAATTCAATGTTAGATATCGACGAGTTTGAACTGGCCTTAATGAGTTTAGAAAGCCAGCTAAATAGCAACATTATGTCATTGAAAAACAAACAGGAGAAACCCAGCGCAAACGTTGAGATTACATCTACTATAGAAGTAACTAACATAATACTTTTATTAATTGAAAAAGCTAATAGCAAAATAGCTGCTCATAATAATATCGTGTTAAATTATGAAAATGAGAAAGCAAAGTTCATACAAGACGTTTGGAACTTTTTAGCAGTTGAAATAATGGAAGACGCCACTAAATTTAATAAAAAACATAATGGAGCAAGTAAGGCAGTTGAAACGCTAAGCAATAAAATTAATGAATGTAAGCGGTCGATAGAGAAAAAGAGATCTGAAATAAATTTACTAAGTAAAAATTCAACCGGAGTTCAACCTGCAGTTGACGAAATGAACAGGACTTTAAAAGCCTATGGTTTTGTTAACTTCGAAATCCTACCTTCAGAAATCTTAGAAAATCATTATGTGATTAAACGTCAGAATGGTGAATTAGCCTTTGAGTCATTAAGTGAAGGAGAAGTCACTTTTATCACGTTTCTTTATTTTGTTCAGTTAACTAATGGAGCTGCTACTCAAGACAGCATTATTCAAAATAGAGTGGTAGTGATTGATGACCCTATTTCTAGTTTAGACAGCAATGTGCTTTATATTGTGAGCGCCATTGTAAAGGGAATGATTAATAGCGTCAAGATTGGCTCATCAATAAAACAGATACTTTTATTCACTCATAACATCTATTTCCATAAAGAAGCCTCCTTCCAAAACGGTCGTTCAAATGGGTGTAACAAAACTCATTTTTGGATTATCAGAAAATCAAACAATAAAACTTCAATAAATTTTCACGAGCAAAAAAATCCTATTAATTCCGCCTATGAATTAATGTGGAAAGAATTAAAAGATAAAAATTGCAGGTCGGTAATTTCTACACAGAACGTTATGAGAAGGATTCTTGAAAACTATTTCAAGATCTTAGGTAAACTCAGCGATGAAGATATCATTGCTAAATTCGAAAAAAGTAAAGAGCAGCAGATATGTCTGTCCCTAATTCATTGGATTAATGACGGTTCGCATTGCATACCTGACGATCTTTTCATTCAAGCAATTGACGACCAAATAGAAATTTATTTAAGAGTTTTCAAAAATATATTTATAAACTCTGGCCACTTGTCTCATTATGATATGATGATGGCTGGAGAAGAACTTTATGATGGCGAGCATTTAAATTTAAATGAAGTAACTCCAACACAGCTACTTGAAGGAATGTAA